AGAACCGGTTGCAAGTAAGTAAAGCTTCCATTGCAATGACCTTTCATATTCATCCAGCTTCGGTTCTTTATCACTTGTCTTATGGTCAGTAACAACAGTTCCAATCATTTGGTCAACTCGCATACGCATTTTAACCAAATAACCACCAACCTCAATTTCCATTAAAAGAGGAATTTCATTCACGGCCATAAGGTGAGTTTCATAATAATTTATTACTGGTAATATATTATCATGATTAAACTTAAATATGTCCGGTGGAGATCCATCACGGTTATCAACTGGTACTATAATTAAATCCTTTTCTTTATTATAGTAAGGTTTCCAACCATGTTCAAGTATTTCGTGTAGAGCAGTACCCATATTAGCTTTGAAACTAACTTTTTGAATACCTTTTATTTGCTCGATTACCATTTCTTTAGTAAACCATCCATTCCATTCTTCATGAATATACTTTCGAAATACTTCTAATTTTGAAGGTGAAAAACTAATTACCTTCATTAGATATTCATTGATTGTTGTTCAGCTTTAGCTTTATCGGCTTTTTTCTTAGCCTCAGCTTTTTTCTTAGCCTCAGCTTTTTTCTTAGCCTCAGCCGCAGCTTTATCGGCTTCTTCACCCTCAGCTTCATTTCCTGGTAGATTAGAACTGTTTTCATCTTTAGGTTGGCTACTTACTACCATTTTAACCTCAGTGTCGTATATAAAACCTAATTCTTCCATTTTAGGATTAATAAAAGATTTCATTAACCCACTGAATGTTGCAGGTACAGTTGTAGCGAAAACAAACACTTCATCCATGTCAGTTGTTTCCTTTACTTTATTAACCATAATTTCAAACAACTCAGAGAACTTATCAAAAAGAATCTTTTCAACCTGGACTCTATAAGTAACAGATAGACCGTTATTGATATCATCAACAAGCATTAATAACTCTTCGATGGTATCACACTTATTAATGAATTCCCGGTACTCATTAACCTTTTGCTGGGCAGCAACCATTTCTTCAGACATGGTATTCATCTTGTCTTTTGTTTGCTTAATAAGCCTAGCAAAAAAGCCATCATAATCATCATCATTATAATGTGGTACAAGCATTTTTTTAAACTCAGCACAATTTTTACCATCATGAAAGTTGGTCCGGTTAAAGTCAAGGTATCTTTTACCATCAGAAATATAAAGATATCCCATTAGGTCAGCTTTACTTTTAAGGATATCATAACTACCTCCAGTTACTTTCGGAGCTTTACGATTATAACCATCCTCTTCCGTGTCTGTATCGTGGGCAATGAAAATAACATCAATCTTCTTTGCCTTCATTGTATTCATAAAGGTGTTGAAGACATTTTTCATTGCACCATAACCACCCAAAGCCAGGGCACCATCCTTTTTAGCATTCTTAGCATCACTTCTAATTACTGCCTGGGCAACATAATTATCAAGCATTGTACCGGCGGTATCAATGATTAATGTTTTAATACCCATTTCTTCAATGTAATCACCTTGATAGAATTCAACAACATCTTCCCACTTTAAAACACGGGTTGCTTTTTTTCTTTTCACAGAACGTTGAAGACCTTCATCAAAGTCTAATAGAAACGGTTCATCAGCTGTAAATGATAAACTTGTTTTGCCTGAATCTGGCATACCGAACAATACGGTAATAATTGCATCAACTACTAATGGAGTGTCTGCATCGATAATTTGTAAATTCATTTTTTGAATAGTTTTAATTAATAATAAATAAATACAGTGTACAAATATAATACTTTTTTACTAAAGTCAAAATTGTGTTGTTTTTGAAGCCTCTTGTCTTAACCAGGCAATACGTTGCTGCATTGCAGAATCAATTTTATCTAACCTCTTTATAAGGTTCTCTATCCTTGATATCTCAGATTTATATTCACTCTCTTGCATAAGTTCTAAATACTTATTTGATTTAGCTTGTGATCTTGCTGCATGAGTTCCAATGACTTTTGACTGTTGTGATATATGCCTATCAATTTCTATTTGATTATGCTGTGATTTTTGATTATACTTTTGTTGTTTATTACTTAATCTTTGGATTAACCAGTAATTTGAAGTAACTATTTTATCTCGATAATCAAGTATTTCATCCGGATGTGCTGAAGATCCAAATTTATGGTACCAGTTTACTATATGGTTCAATAAATCATAAATCTGATCTTCTGTTAAATCATAAGTACTTTCTATTTCTTTTCGAAACAAACGTTTAAGAATGTATTGATAGAATAAATTTGTTTGAATAAATTTTACATTAACATTTGATAAAAAAGAATATTGTTTCTTGAGACTAAATTCAAATTCTTTTAATTCCATTAATTGAGAATTATAAACGTTTCTGTATTAATTTGATTTTCTTGAAAAAAATAACTCTCCTTAGCACCACTTTCTTGCTTACGACAAGCTGCAATAAACTCATTGTAATAACGAATATCATCATGCTTTTCAAATCGAAAAGAAAGTAATTTTATTCTATTTCTATTTTCTGTAGGCTTTGCCATTCTAGTTTTGTGTTTAGTTTAAAAAATAAGTCTTTATAATAATATCCTAATATATCATCGTGCTTTTTTAATATGGGTATAGCGACTGCATATTTTAAACGAGTAAATTTATGTTCTTTTTTTGGCAACCTTTTTATTACATAATGAAATTCATCAACGCTAAGTTTTATTGGCTCCATTTTTTATTTGTTTAGTAATATATTTTGAAATTGATGTTTTGTATTCCATGGCTCCACCGGTAGCATCTTTTTCCATATCTCGGCGTTGTTCAATTACATGATTAATACCTACATCAATTGTATTTACACCAACAAATTTGTAAATATTTACAATATTTTCTTGTCCAATACGGTGACAACGATCAGATGCTTGACTTTCATCTTTCCAGGTCCATCCGTCCTCTATAAGAGCAACTTTTGATGCAGCTGTTAAAGTATGGCCTACACCTCCGCGCTTATATGTTACAACTATTATTTTATAACTGGGATCTGTTTGAAATAGTTTTTTATTCCTTTCAACATCTTCATCACTAACATCACCTGTTATCAATAATACATCATTAAAATTATCTTTAATGAATCTGGCTGTATCAAGAAACCAACAAAAAATAACAAGCTTTTCACCACTATCTATTACTTCACTAACGAATTCTTTCAGTGCATATAATTTACCTTGAGCAGAAAGCTTTTTTAAAACTCCAATTCTTACAAGAACTTCAGCATTCATTGATCTACTAATACGTTCCGGATCAAAGTCTTTTTGTATCATCCATTGCTCAAACATATTAAGAGCTAAATCATACTCTTTTCTATTATCAATATCAACTTTAATTATTTGTCTAATTTTATCTGGAAGTTCTTTTAATACCTGGAATTTCTCACGGCGTATAAAGCAAAGAGAGCGAAGTTTAATATTTAACTCTTTTAAATGATTAGATACCATTTTACTATTAAAGCTATTTTTATTCATTTTATTGTAAGCCCTAATAAATTTATGTCTACCACCAAAATCATCTATTCTACCAATTAATTCAAGCAAAGAAGCTAAATCAGCAGTTCCCTTAACAATTGGTGATCCAGTTAGACATATACGTACTTCTGCAGAATTCATTAGTGGTTTAATTGTCTTGAAACGTAAAGTTTTACTATTTCGCGCTTCATGAGCCTCATCCAGAATAACAGATTTAAATATTTTAGCAAAATCAAATAAATGAACTTTTATATTTTTCTTACCGGCTCTTGGGCCTTTTGTAATTTCTATTTCCTGTATACGTTCAGTAAATATTGTTCTGGCACCTTCAAAATTTGTTATAAAAAAATCAGCCATACCAAGTTCAAAATATCGCTTTAGATTAGCGGCATTTGATTTAGTAATTATCATACCTTTTTTATTAGTGAACTTTGAAACTTCATCTTGCCAATTAAGCCTTAAAGATTTTGGCGATATAATAAGTGCTGGAAATGCATCTAAACCAAGTGAAACACCTATACCTTCAATTGTCTTTCCAAGGCCCATTTCATCAGCAATAATTACTTGCCGATTTTTCATACCATAATCAATACCGGCACTTTGAAACGGATATGGTTCTAATTTGAATGGTAAATTAAGCTCAACTTTCTCAGCCTTATAAGAAGCTTCATAATTTTCAGTAATATTATTAAGCATTGCCCGGCCTTTATCAGTAAGTTTAAATCCATTTTTATCAGCAAATTCTTTCAATTTACTTGAGTTGGCTAATGGAACATTCCAGTATTTTTTTTCTTTGTTCCAATTAGCACCTGGCACTAATCGTATGGCTGTAATTAACTGTTGATTATATGGGAAATAGACTACAAAAGCATCTTTATCATATCCAATAAGTTTTTCTCTTGGTAATCTATATACTTTCTTTTTCGCTGGTACACCTGAAGTAATAATTGGTACTTGATCAAAATAAAAATTAAGC